TGACGACCGAATCGGGATACTTCGTCGTGTCCGAGAACTCGGGGAAGTCGGCGCGAAAGTCGGCTGGTGTCATGGTCGGATGGGAGATGCCCGAGAGGGGCATCTTACCCCCTTACTTCGACTGCGCCTTGCCCAGTTGCTTGGCCTGGTCGGCCGCCTTCTCCCGCTCGGCGAGCGCCGCCTCGCGGGCGTCCAGCGCACTGGCCCGCGTGTTCAGGTCCATGTCGCGCGCTTCGGCCGCCTTCTCCCGCTCGGCGAGCTGGTCGGCCAGAGCCTGCAGCGCCTTGGCCTTGGCGTCCAGCTCCGCCAGCAGCTCGTCGGCCACGGCGTCGTTGTCCGTGCCCCCGACCGGTTCGTCGCCCGTGTGGGCCTTCACGAACCAGTGCTCCGCGACATCCTTCTCGACGGAGTGGTTGCCGGGGGCGAAGTCGACGTGCTCGCCGTCGTGCTGAAGCTTGAACGCCTTGTTGACGTAGATCTTGACCTTTGCCATGGGGCGCCCCTTAGATGCCGTCGCGGTAGCCGATCAGCTCGGGGTACACGACCTCGACCACGCCCAGCCGGCCGAAGTAGGTGGTGAGCTGGCGGATGTCGCGGTATTCCAGCGGGGTGCGCTGGAGCGGCACCAGCGGGAAGCGGACTTTGTCCTGCTCCTTGGTGTACGCCATCATGCGGTCCGCACTGGCGGTACCGCGCTGGAACAGCCACTTCAGCGGCTGGATGTTCAGCGGGCGGCCGTTGATCGAGTTCGAGATCGTGTTCTGCTTCAGGTACTCGAGTACGCTGATGTTGCCGGCGCTGCTGACCTTCATGCTCACCAGCGTGCTGAACTTCGCCGGCGGCAGCCGCAACTCGCTGGGGCAGTAGGCATATGCCGAAGCCGCCCACACGCTGGTCAGAAGCTCGTTGACGTCCGCCAGGATCTGGTCCGGCGTCGCCGTTGCCCAGTTGCCGGTGGCGGCGTTCGTCAGATTGGTGACAACGGCGCTGTTCACCAGGCCGGTGACGCCGAGCACCGTGTCGCCGATGTACACCTGCTCATCGACGTCCATATTATGCTTCAGCTGCATGCCGGTGAACTTCTGCTGGTCCACCGGGCGGCCGAGCTTCTGGGCCGATTCCAGCTCGGGAATGGTCCACCCGATCTGCATGCCCCAGAGCGTCAGCGGGCTGGCCGTCTTGCCGATGTCGAGCGCGATGCCGGCGATGGCGGAGGCGTCCTTGCCGATCCACGACTTTCCGTTGGGCGAGGCGCCACCGGCAGCCGCGAAGCTGGAGTTGGTGAACGACGAGGTCTCATCGGCGATCGAGACGTCTTCGCGCAGGTCGATGTCACGCGACCAGGTGACCGAGGCCAGCGGGCCGTGCAGCGTCTGGTCCAGGCGCTCCAGTTCGCCGATCAGGAAAGCGCCGGTGCTGTCGATCGTGCGGCTGTCGAACGTCAGCATGTTGTCGCGCGTGCGGGCGCGGATGATCGCCGGGGCGTTGACCATGGCGATCGCAGCCGCCGCGGCCACGCGCGGGAGGATGATTTTGCTCATTCTGGGTGACCCCTTAGATGTTGTAAGCGATCTCGACGTTGCCATTGGCATCGCCGGCGTTGGTGAAGATGGCGCCGGTGATGGCGATCGTGTTGGTGCTGTCGGCTGCCGCCTCGATGCCGCCGATCGGCTTGCCCGCCGCAGCAGCAGCCACGCGGACATACACCTGGCCGTTCAGCGCAGGCGTGCCGGCGTTGTTTTTGACCGTCATGTAGCCGCGGCGCATGACATCACCGATGCCGCTGGCCGGCGGCGTCGAGGTGCCGAGCGGGTCCGAGGCCGCGCCGCCAGCGGTCGGGTACGGACGCACCAGCAAGCCATAGGCGGCCGTTGCGGCGTCGCCCGTGGTGAGCGGCACAAACTTGCCGGCGGCGATCTTGCCGAACAGGCCATAGCCGGGAAACGGCAGCGCCGAGTTCAGCGCGATCGATTCGACCGTCGCCTGCGACTGGCGCGAGATATCCCCGGGGATGCCCGAGGCCATGCGATACAGGATTGCGTTGCCCATGTGGCACTCCCTTAGTTGGCGGACCGGTCGGCCCAGTACTTGCGGTTGGCTGCGTTGAGTTCGGCGACCGAGCGGGCCTTGCCGAAATCCTTGGTCTTCGCGACGCCATCGTGCGTGCGCCCGTTGTTCTGCGCCTTGATAAGCTCGCTGGCGCCCATGAACGCGGCATGCACGAGCGCGGCGGGCAGCCTCTCGAAGTCGGTTGTCAGGCCACCGAGGAACGGGCCGATCGCGGCCTTGCCAGCGTCGGTCTGGTAGGCCAGATCGAGCGCCTTGCGCTGGCACTTGCACAACGCGGCGGCGCGGTCCTTGGTGACCATCTTGGCGTCCATGGTCGGCAGCTTGATGCCCGGCGCCAGGATCTCCGCGCGCGACGGAATGCTGGCCGCCGAGTCGCCGGTGTACAGGTCGACCTCGGCCTGGTTGAGCGTGCCGGCGGTATTGGGGTCGGTAAGGTCCCCGTCATCGCCGGTCTTCCCTTCCTTTTCCTTCGCCTCGCGGGCCTTCCGCTCTTCTTCCGATTCTTCGTCGCGCGCCTCGATCTTGGCGAGACGGGAGTCCAGGGCCTTGACGGTCTTGAGGATCTGGCTGAGAGCGTCGCCGGTCTTGACCTCCTTCTCCTTGGCCTCGCGCGCCTCGCGCTCTTCCTCGGACTCCTCGTCCATGGCCTCGGCTTCGTTCGCCAGTTCCTCGGCGGCCGCTGCGTCCTTGGCCATGAACGCCGCGCGGATGCGGTCGGCGAAGCTGCGCTTGCCCTTCGGCTTGCTGTCAAAAGTCTTCATGTCTTCGGGTTCCTTATCGCCGATCGCGCAGCGCGGGCCGCACCGGCCGCGCTCGACGAGGGCTACGTGGTTGACAACGATGTTCCGCTGTACCCCGCGGCCGGGTGATACCTGTTCGTAGTCGGCCTCATAGCCGAGGCTGACCTCTTCGATGCCGTCCGTCTGGATGGCGTCGATGGCCTGCTGGTCGGTAACCATCAGGTCTGCAATCAGCAGGTCGTCCTCGATGCCGGTGCCGCGGCGCAGGTTGAGCATGGCGCCCTTGCCCAGCGCGGCGAAGTTGGCCGGGGTGACGAAGTCGTCCGGGTGGTCCAACGTCACCGGCTTGCCGATGCAGCTGGCCAGCGTCTCGGCACGGAACACCTCGTCTGGCATCCTGCTGATGCGGATCAGGCCGTCAGGGCCAGGCTCAACGGGCACCTCGCCAGGGCCGTACAGCATCTCGCCGGTGCGCGCGACGGGCACCTCTTCGCACAGCAGGAAGCCTTCGGGCGTCAGCGAGCGCTTCGGGCCCAGCTTCTGGACTGTGTAGAAGCGCATGTCAGTTATTTCCCCATACGACGCCCAGCAGCTTGCGGCGCTTGCCGGCTCGCGCGTAGACGCAGCAGCCGAAGACCGCCAGATACACCAGGTCGTCTAACTTGCTGAAGCGCAACACGAGCGGGATGCGGATGGCAATACGGCGCGCCCCAATGAAATAGCCAGCCAAGATGCCGTAGATGAAACCGAGCAGAAACAGCGCGGGACCGAACTCTTTCATATCAATCCTCGGGAATCACAGGTTCCGGGTAGCAGCGGCAATTCGGGAACTGCCCGGCGTGCCCCGTCATGCCGTCCAGCGTCGGCGGGTCGGTCCAGGCCACGAACTGGCCGTTCATCTTGCGGTGCGACTCGCGCACGTCCGAATCGCCGGAGGTCCGCCAGAAGTACCCCGGCGAGCCGACATGCAGCGCCCGCGCCTCTGTCAGCGTCGAGGCCGTGCGCGCCACCTCGGTCCGGGCGATCAGGTCCGCGCGGCTCTTGGCCACGTCGCCCGATGCCTGGATAGCCTTCGAAATCTCCGACGCGCGCGTGCTGTCCTCGATCCCCTCGATGGTCAGCCGGTGCACGCGCTGCGCAGCATCCAGAGGGATGGACTTGATCAGCCCCACCTGCTCGGCCATCAGCGCCTGCATCGTGGCCCCGGTGGGAGCGCCCCGGATCTCGAGACGCAGCGCCCGGGACAGCTCCTTGGCCTTTTCCATCCAGGCCGCCTCGTCGCGCCGGTTGACCTCGGTCAGCATGCGTGCCGCGGTCGCCTCAGCCCACGGTGTCAGCGCCTCGGCGTAGCGGCGCAGAAGCTGCTCAATCGTCGGCGCGGCGGCCGGCTCGCCAGGAGGAAAGCCATTTACCAGGGCGCCAACCTGCTCCGCGATCAGCCGGAGCTGCGTCCTGTACACCCTTTCCGGTCCGCTTGTTCTGACCGGATTCCGGCGTTTTTTCCGGTCGGTCGTTCGGGTCATCAGCATTGGGCAGGTCCGTCTCGGCGGCCGGCGGCGGCTCGTTCTCCGCCTGGGTGATCTGGTCGTCCGTGATGCTGGTGAACACCCCGGTGATGTGGCTCGACTGCTGCAGTTCCTTCATGGCCGTGGGCCTGTCGACCAGGTCCGCGTCCAGCGCCTCGACCACGGCCTCGGTCGTCGTCTTGGCGATGTCGGCCTTTTCCTTGTCCGACAGTTGCCAGAGCGACGTGAAGGCGTAGGCGAAGCCTTCGGGCGGCTTCGTGCCAAGCTCGGAGCGGATCAGCACCTCGTAGAGCCGCGTGACCGGGCTGCGCAGCCGGCGCTCCTGCTGCTGCTTGATGTTGTCGTAGTAGGTCCGCAGGTCCGACTCGCCGGTCGAGTTCAGGCCGGCCGGCGACTGGCCGAACAGGCGCACCAGCGGGATCTGCAGCGCGCCCGACAACTGCTGGCCAAACTGCATCAGCACGTTGTCCAGCCCCGAGAACGCGTATTGATGTGACGTGAACTCGTCCTTGGCGTCGATCAGGGTGATGCCCTCATTCGACTGGAACCGGCGGATCATCTCCACGTGCTTCAGCAGACCTTCCAGCGCCGGGCCGCCTGCGGCGATCACCTCGCGCAGCTTGTCGATGCTGAGCGTGCGCAGGTGCGCCTTGTAGACCAGCTGCGCGGCGCCGATGGTGGTGCTGTCGAACGCCACCAGCCGGTCGATCAACCGCTCGATGACCGACTGCCCCCACAGGTTCTCGGCGATCTTCTGCCAGTACGGTAGCTCCACACCATCGATCCGCAGCACACGGCTGTAGTGGATGCGCTGGCGCCGGAGCGCCATGCTGTCGGCCACCACGTCGTAGTACTTCGGCATACCCATGTCCGGGCCCAGCTCGGTCACCAGGTCCTCGAGCGACGGCTGCACCAGCCAGCGGTCCAGCACATACAGGCCCTTGAATTGGTCCTTGTGGATCGAGTCCAGCCGCAATGGCGTGGCCGGGTTCTGCCCGTCGATCAGCATCACTGCCAGGGCGCCGCCGTACAGGCGCGACCACTTCACGGTGTCGTTCAGCCTGTCCCACAGCGCCATGCGCTCGAAGCCGGCGTTCACCTTGGCTCGGTCGGCCGGGTCGATCTCGGCGTCCATCTCAGTGCCGGCACGGGTCATATCGTCCGCCACCACGTCCACCGCCTGGCCGACCACCCACGATGACCGGTACATCGCCTCGAGCTGGATGCGGTTCCGGCTGATGAAGTCAAAGCCGTAGCTGAAGGCGGACGCCTGATTGTTCGTGCCTAGGCCGACGCGCGCCTCGAAGTTCTGGAAGCTATCGCCGCTCATCCAGCGCTTGCCGCTGCCGGCCGCCTGCTGCTGACCGTGCACGGGCACGGCCATGCGCGTGTCTCGCACGGTCTTGCGGTCTCTGCGTTTCATTGTGCGAGCTTCGCCCAAGTTTCGATGGATCGGTCGCCCGGCGCGAAGCACATAACGAATGCGTCGGCCAGGTTCGGGGACGGCACCGGGCCGCCTGGGCGATTCGGCTTCGCCAGGTCCTTCTTGCTCTCGACCTTGACGCGGCCGTTGCCGTCGTAGTCACGCTTCGGCGTGGCTAGCTCGTCGATCAGCCGCTCGATGTTCGGGCAGTCGCTGGTGATGCTGATCAACTGGTCGTCAGGGAACCGCTGGCCGCGCTTGACCGCGTTGTACGTGTTGCGGAACCGGTCCGCCACCGCCCACCAGGCCTGCGCCTTGATGTTGGCGAACATGTCCTTGTTGGTGATGTTCCGCTCGTATTCTTCGTCCGGCTCCCAGACGGCCGCGCCAGCATTGAACTTCTGGTAGAAGACCGTCTCGACGTCGCCATCGGTACGGCGCTGCTCGTTGATCTCGCCGAACTTGGCGCCCGCGCTGGCACCCACGCCGATGCTGTCGTAGGTGATGCCCGCTCCGCGGCGCCGGGCCTCGGCGTAGGTACGGGCGCAGCTCTGCAGCAACTCGTCCTCGCCGGCCTTCCACTCGTCCGCCCAGCTCACCACCGAGCCATGGGAATAGACATTGGCGCACTTATCCGGGCCGCCGTCGGCAATATCGAAGCCGATTCGCTTGGCGCCAGAGGGCTCAAATCCCAGCTCCAGGTGCGCGTCGATCGCGGCCATGATCCACGACCGCTTGATAACTGAGCCCTCGTCGTCATCCTTCGGCACGCCCAGGTAGATATGGGCGAACTCTTCCTCGTCCTCGGCCTTGGCAGCCTCGATCACGTCGAGCATCGTCCGGCTCAGGAACGGGTTCTCGTCGTAGTTGATCTTCCGGACGAGCGTATTCGGCGGCGGATTCAGCACGAAGCGCTTATAGACGAAGTCCGTGGCCAGCTTCGGGTTGAAGATGATCCAGATCTGCGAGCCTGCCTTCCGGATCGTCGGCTCGAGGATCTTCCACTGTTCCTCGGTCAGGTTGTGCGCTTCCTCGATCCAGAGGATGTCGATGCCTTCCAGCGACTTGATTTCGTCGATGGAGCGCCACAGACCATAGAACAGGAACTCGCTCTCGGTCTCCCGGCCGATGATCTTGTTGTCCAGCACTCGAAACTGGCCGGCCAGGCCGAACCGGTTGATCTGGACCTTCAGCAGCGTGTAGACCGACTCCTCGATCTTGTTCTGGAACTGCCGCACGCACAGCACGCGCAACTTGTAGGTCGACGTCAGGAAGACCGCGAAGCCGGCGGCGTCCCATGACTTCGTCGAAGCCCGCCCGCCGACCAGCACGCGGTTACGCGCATGGGCAGCCCAGAACGGGCGCAGCGCCGGATTAAGCGTCGGCCGGCTCGGTATCGTCGGACTCTCCATAGAAGTGCGTCAGGCCCGCCGGCGCCTTGTTCTTGCGCTTGTTCGCTTCGTCCACCGCTTCCTTGTTGGCGCGCAGCAGGTTCAGCCCAATCTCGCTGGAAACATTCGCCAGCTTCTGCAGCGTCGCAGCCGCCGTGAGTGCCGGCAGGCTCTTCAGCGGATCGACGTCGTCCACCTTCTCGAGCTGCACGTTGGCCAACATTGAAAGCCGGTGCGCAGATGCCGAGCTGTATCCGGCGGCAGACAAGAGGTGTTCGCTCACGGCTCTCAGCCGCGCGGCCAGGTCCTGCGCATTTATCTGCGCAGAAATCGGCAACTCCTTGAATGCAGCCTCAGCAGCAACTATCTGATTCGCAACGTTTTTGGTCTTTTCCGCACGCGCAGAAATGCGAGCGCGAATGGCGCCTTCACTGATGCCGTATTCCCGGGCGAGCTTTCTGACCGGTTCGGCTTCGACGACATGGCGACGCTCGATGTCAGCCCATTGCTCGGGCGTGAGCACTGATTTGCGACCCATGATGAATCCCGAGAAAGGGGCAACCCGCCCACCGCCAGAAGATGCCCTGCGCCCCAATCACACGCAGGATGGAGACCGGCTTGTCACCGCGTCAGGCTGCTGCCGGTGTTTGCCCCACCGCCGGCCGGGGGTGGCCTCGACAGGGCCGAGACCCGGAAGAAGAAAGCCCGCTCGAGGCGGGCAAGTTCCACAGGAAGCGTGGAGGAGACACTGGTTGCGGCAGGTGGAGTTGAACCACCGACCTCGGGGTTATGAGCCCCACGCGCTGCCGTTGCGCTATGCCGCAGAAGACGGGAAGCCCCAGCATGCCTGCGCCCAGACGCCCCACAGGAGGAAGCAGTAGGTCGGCAGGAACATGGCGGGCACCAATAGAAAAAGCCCGCGTCGGCGGGGACCGATGCGGGCTTCAGGGACTCTTGCTGCGAGTCTGGCGAAATACTAGGCCAACTGTCCCAGAAACTCAAGCGGTTTGTAAGGATTCGTCCTCAATCACGCCGTGAGCCCGGAAACTGGCGGTCAGCGTCTCGTCCGCCCGGGTCTCCAGCGCGCGCAGGTGGCCGGTCAGGATCTTGTTCGCCCGCTCGTATGTGCTCTTGCTCCCGCCGCACTCGGCGGCGATCTGGCGGAACGAGAAATCCTGATCCGCCCTCTCCCGTCCGGCGTACCGCCGCCATACCAGCGCCATCATAGCCATGTCGTTATCCACGTTGACCAGGCTCCGGTAATAGCCGGCCAGGCCGCGCACGCCGGCCGCGCGCTCAAGCTGGTAGGCGTAGCGCGCCCAGATGACGTTGCGCTCAGGCTCCGGCAGCCGGTCGCGCACCGCAGCCGTGATCATGGAGCACTGGGCCCGGATCTCGTCCGGCGACAGGCCGGCGAAGTTGATCGTGCTGCCGGTGGCGACGCCGCGCAGCTGCTCCAGCCAGGCCTGCTGCTGGTTGGTCGGCTCGTCCAGATCCTCCAGCAGCCGGATCAGCATGTTGCGGAACGGCGCGCCCTGCCGTGGCGGCATGGACAGCACCAGGTAGGAGACGTGCAGCGCCTGCGCGGTGCTCTTGAAAATTGCCTGAGTCATCGTTTTTGCTCCCCGTCATCAAAATTCTTGCAGCGCCGGCCGTGCTCGCGCCGCTTGCCGCCCGGCAGCAGTTTCGTGCAGATCGTGTGCGTGGTGCCAATGAGCCGGGCCGTCTTCTCCCAGATGCAGCCTTTGCAGCTGCGCGCCTCGGTGCGCTCGTAGACCTCGGCCGGGTCGCGGTACATGTGGGCCGGCAGCGTCATGCGGCCTCCCCACACCCGATATGCTGTATTTCCTCTTTACACCCTGTGCGCTGTATCGGCATCTCGTTCCGCGTCTCATCTAGCGCGCAGAGCCAGTCGAGCGAGCAATCGAGCGCCAGCGCCAGCGCGGCGGCCGCTTCGATATTCGGCGACCTGCTGTGATCCTCGTAGTGGTAGATCGACCTGAAATCGACGCCCGACAGCTCGGAGAGCTTCCGCACGCCGAGGCCCTTCTCGCGCCTGGCCTCCATGAGGCGCTCACCGAATGGGGTATTGCGAGGTGGCGTCATGCCGCCCTCCCCAGCCATTCCGGCACCGGCTCGCTCCACTGCACGCCGTGCTCTGCGCCGAAGGCATAGATCAGCTCGATCAGCTCGGCGAACTCGCGCTTGCCCATCTTGCTGGTCGACTGGCCGCACACGACGAACCCGCCATCAAGGCCGGGCACCGCCTTCTGCCGGCGCAGGGCCGCGGTGAAGACGTCCTTCCACTCGTCGGTGGTGAGCTTCTGGCCATGCCACACAACTTGCCTGGCCACGTCGCTCAGCATCGGCCACAGCTTCGCGTTCTGGTCCAGGGTCCTGGTGGGCTCGCAGATGGTGACCACGTAGCCGTCGGGCGCGTCGTGGATCGCCAGTTCTGCGCCGGCGCGCGCCTGCCGGTGGGCCAGGATGAAGATGCGCTTATCGCTCATACCGGCCTCGCCAGACGAAAGCCGCGATTCCAGCGGCAGTTCTCGGGCCGGTGGCCGAAGCCACCGCACATTGAGCAGTACCCGTTCCATGTCTTCATCGCACGCTCCAAAAAGGCAGGACGACGATCAGCCCGAAGGTGACAGCGCCCCAGATCATCATCACGTCATCCATCACGATTCCTCCCTGCGGGCGTATTCGAGCAGCGCCAGCGCGTCGGCGTGGTTGTCATCGACGACACGGTGGCCGCGCGCGCGCATCGCCGCGACCATGGCGTCCTTGTCCGCATTGCCCTTCCCCGTGGCCGACTTCTTGATGACCGGCACCGGCACGCCCACCAGGCGCAGGCGGTTGCGGTCCGCCCACGCCTGCAGGTGCGCCTCGAAGCCGCCGTACACGTGGGCCGCCTGGACGGCGGTGTGCCGCAGCACCAGCTCGTAGTAGACGGCGTGGATCTCGCCGGCCTGCCGCGCGCGCTCGCCGAGGAATGCGGCGAACTTCAGCCAGCGCTGACCGGGCCCGTCGTTACGACGTGGGGCGAACGATTCGCTGCCGCCGTGGAGCGCGCCGTCGCGCATGCCCAGCGCCCACCCGGTGGTGGTGCCGATGTCGATGGCCAGGATGTTCAGGTTGCAGACCGGCATGTCGGCCTGTACCGGATTCAAGGCGGCCAGAATCTGCTTGCCGCCTTGCACCAGCTCTGCCTCAAACGCCGTCACGGTGTCGAAGAAGTCGGTCATGGGTTCCTCACAGTTCGGCGGCGATGCCGCGCTTGCGGACGGCCGAGCCGTGGCTCAGCATCGGCAGCGGGCCCGTCCATTCCTCGAATTTGGTCACGGCGCCGCGGTATAGCAGCGGCACATCGCCGAGTGCGCCGTTGCGCTGCTTGCGGATCAGCACCTCGGCATAGCCCCGCAGAGCCTCGTTGTTCGGGTCGTACATCTCAGGGCGGTGCACGAACATCACGACGTCCGCGTCCTGCTCGATGTCGCCCGAGTCGCGCAGGTCGGACAGGATCGGCTTCCTGTCCGGCCGTTCCTCGTTCTTGCGGCTGAGCTGCGCCAGCGCAACGACGGGGATGTCCAATTCCTTGGCCAGCGCCTTCAGGCCGCGCGAGTAGGCGCCGATCTGCTGCGTGCGCATCTTTTCCTCGCCGCCTGACATGAGGCCGAGGTAGTCGACGATCAGCACGTCCAGCCCATGCTTGCGCTGGTGGGCCTTGGCCTTCGTCTTCACCTCGAGCAGCGATAACGCGGGCGAGTCGTCCACGGCGAAGCGCAGATCGCCGATGTGCTGCACGGCGTAGGTGAGGCGTGGCCAATCGCGGTCTTCCATGTGGCCGCGCAGCAGCGCGGACAGGCTGATGTTTCCGCGGTTCGCCGCCGCGCGCGCGACGATCTCGCGGTCGGACATTTCCATCGACAGCAGCAGCACGCTGTGGGTCTGCGCGATCGTCAGGCCGATGTCGGTGGTCAGCGCGGTCTTGCCCATCGATGGCCGGCCAGCGACGATGACCAGGTTGCCGGGATGCAACCCGCCGTTCAGCGCGTTATCGAGCGATTCGAGACCGGTCGAGATAGCCGGGTCGATCTGGCTATGGTGCCGCTGGTCGACCTCTTCCACGAACTCGACCAGCAGCTCGTACAGCATCTTCGGCTCGCGGCGCACGCCCACCTGCGCCAGGTCGGCCAGCAGCGCCTGGGCCTTGTCCACGATCTCGGCGCCCTTCATCGGGCTGGGCGCCTCGACGAGCTCAAGCACCTTGCGCGCCGCCGCGGCAGTCTCGCGCAGCAGCGCGCGGTCGCGGACGATCTCGGCGTAGCGCGCGATGTTCGCCGCGCTGGGCGTGCGCTGCGCCATGGCGGTCAGGTACGGCAGCCCGCCGGCGCGATCGGCCCGACCCTGGCCCTGCAGCGACTCGAACACGGTCACCACGTCGGCCGGCCGGTTGGCGATCACCAGCTGCAGGATCTGCGTGAAGATCACGCGGTGGTCATCGCGGTAGAAGTGCGCCGCGTCGAGCCCACCGATGCGGTCGACGGCGTTGTTGTCGAGCAGCAGGCCGCCCAGCACCGCCTGTTCCGCCTCGACGCTGAACAGCGCGCGGGCTTGTGGGAAATCGTCCGGGCCGTTCATGCGGCTTTGTCCTCGTAGTGGCGCTCACGGATCTTCGTGAAGTTCTCGGCCTTGACGATCCAGTCCAGGCTGGCAAGGAAAGGCTTGCGGCCATCGCGCGGCGTGACCCGGCCGGTCAGGAACGACGATTCCGCGATGTAGCCGAAGAAGTTGCGCCAGTAGTCGAGGGTCTGGCGCTTGGGATCTTCGTTCCAACGCGTGCGGAGCGCCTGAGCACGGGCCGCAGTCCAGCCACGGATTTCCGGGCACATCGGCAGCAGCTCGTGGTACAGCGCGATGATTTCCTGATGCGGGCAGTCAGGCTTGCTGGAAGGTTTCGATTCCGAGTGAACGAGCGTCAGGTCGGCAGGCGGAGCGCTGTCGACGACTACTCCGTCAGGAGTAGTTTTGTTTTCTTGTTCCTGCTCCTGTTCCTGCTCTTGGCTTCGAAGGGGCTTCGAAGGGGCTTCTGAGGGGCTACCTGTTTCGGGCTCGTCTTGAAGGTGATACGCGGCCTGGTAACGGCGGTGAAACCCTTGTCGCAGAAGGCCGTGCGGCAATTTCTCGAACTCCGCACGAACGCCCGTCACTCGGTTGTCGGTGGCCTTCAGCTTGTCGCCGATCTGGAAACGCGCCATCTCGCATACCCAAACCGTCTCTGAAGAGACGTCATATTCACAAAACCCCCCTTCACACAGCCTTTGAAGCCCCTCCGAAGCCCCTTCGAAGGGCATCCCTGTTTCATGTGCGATGTAGAGGATCGGGCAGTGGAAAACGCCGATCATGTTGGCGTGTGGGCTGGTCATCAAATACAAGGCCACCAGCTGCGCCTGTGAATCGCCGCGCAGGCTCTTACCTGTCTTGCCGATCCAAAATTGCGGGCTGACCTTCGCGTAGTCACGCATGCTGCTACCTCAATCCCTACGCGGCGCCTGGCTGGCCAGCAGCTCGGCGATCGCCTGTTTCGTTTCAGCGCACAGCTGCATGCGGACGTGGGCGGTGTTGGCCGTGGTCATCCGGTGCAGCAACTCGTTGATCCATCCCAACTGGGACGAGACGCTGGGCGTGTTCATGCCTTGGTCCTCATCAGGTCCATCAGCAAGGCGACCTTCTTCTCGGCCTCCGCAGCACGCGCCTCGGCTTCTTCGGCGCGGCGTTCCGCTTCGGTCTTGAGCATTACCAGCGTGCAGCCGACCTGCCGAGCCAACCATTCCGGATAGATCGTGTTTCCGACGACCGCGCAGAATTCACGCATGCGGTCACCGTTGAGCGTGTTCGTGCCCGACTTGATCCGACTGAAGGTGCCGGCGTCGATCCCCAACGCCATGTAGATCTCCTTGTCATCCAGGCCGGATGTGTCGCAGGCCAGCGTGAACGCCGCGCCCGCGGTCTTCTTTGCGCAGACCAACTCGATCGGCACGGCCACCTGCTGCGGAGGTCTGGCCAGAGCGAGTTCGCTCTGTTGGTCAACCCGTCCCATAGTCTTTGAAGTCACTTGGCGAACCACCCTAGGCCCAAAAAAAGTAGCCTTCTGGCTACCGAAACCGCAGGGCGAACCCTACGGACCGACTAACTGGCGCATCCCCGCAGATATGGAACAATCGATATCTCTGACCTTCTCAACCACCCACATCAGGGGATGCCGCATAGCTGGCCCCTCAGGCGGCCAGAGGCTGCATGGCTTCGCGCAGCTTTGTGTAGGTCGTCAGGTGTACGGATTCGACTTCACCGTTGGCGATACGCGACAACGTCTTCGTGCTCAGACCGGTGTCGGCTGCGATCTTGGTCCAACGACCCTTGTTGTCTTCAAGCCACTTACGCAGCACCTTCATTTCTTCCATGGGGGCTCCCGCCGTGTCTAGACATAATCGTCTCAACAATACTAAGGCGCATCCGCCCGAAATGCAAGACACAAACGTCTTGATGCCATCGGTAGCATCCGGTGCCATGGACAGAGCACTTCAAAACCTGATAGCGAACCTCAAGGCGCTGATCGGCCCGGACAGAACGTTCAAGAGCGAAGCGGCAATGGCTCGGGCGACGAACGTTCAGCAGAAATCGCTGAATCGCCTGCTGAAAGGTGAGCAGACTCCCTCGATCGAACTGATCGAACAGATTGCAAATGGCCTGGGCATCCCACTGGTGCAGCTGCTGTCGGTCGTGCGCCCAGACCAAGACGACAACGACTTCGCCATGCTGCCGCAGCTTGACGTCAAGGCATCCGCGGGAAATGGAAACTTGGTCTTCATCGAGACTGAGCGCGGTCGGCTGGCATTTCGCCGGGATTTTCTGCGTCAGGAAGGCGTAAAGGAAACAGACGCAGTAGTTATCTATGCGGACGGCCAGAGCATGGAGCCGACCATTCCCGATGGCGCCGTACTGCTGGTCGATCTCGCAAAAAAGGACATGGCTAATAATGCAATCCATGTAATACGCGTCGATGGGGAGATTATGGTAAAGCGGCTGCGTCGGGAGATCGGCGGCGGCATCATGATCGTATCCGACAACCCAGACAAGCACAGGTATCCGGACATTCCAGTGCCACCCAGCAAAGAGGACCATATTTCCGTGATTGGACGCGTCTTCTGGATGGGAGCAAGGCTATGAGCCTATTGGGACCACTTCGACGACTTGCCAAATGCAGCGTCGCAATACTGACGATTTCTGCTACCTGTGACGTAAGTGCAGTGCAAACGGACGATGTGCTCGCGGCTTTTGCCCCTACATATGACAAATCATATAAGGTTGTAATAATGAGCCAGCACCCTGCATTTGAAAAATATTGCGGCAAGGGCTGGTTTTCAGGACTGATCTTGCAGAATGAAAAGATCAAAGGTATGCCGGGCCTCTCAAACTCGGTCGGTTGCTGGTCTGTCGATAATGACGCCAGATACCTAAATTTCAGGTATTTCAGTCTTGAGCTTGGACGAATAGTCGAGTTCAAGATCGAAGGTGAAGCAACACGGCCGATGAAGATGCGCGAAGACGCACCACTTCTGTACGACCGATAGAACGCGGCCCGCCAGTTCCATCCCCCTCCCCCGCCGGCTGCACTGCCGGATAAGCGTTCGCTATCGCCACGCCGCACACGATTGAAACGTTTTCGTCTTGATTAGACGTTTTCGTCTTGTTAAGAAGACGTTTTAGTCTTAGCATGGTTCCATCAACTCACCGATGGAGCCCGCAAATGCCCTCCCCAGCCGTCCACCCCACCCTTGCCGCCGCGCTGCGCCCGTTCGCGCCGGCCGCCCAGTCTGAGCACCACGAGTACGACGTCCATTTCCGCGGCGCGCCGCTGGTGAACGTCGTTGCCACCTGCGCCGCGCATGCCCAGGAACAGGCCATCGACTTCGCCGAGGAACAGTTCGGCTACGTGCCCGAGATCACCGCCATCCGTCGCAAGGTGGCGCCGCTGCGCGCCCGGGTGAGCCGCGACGAGCGCCGCATCGGCTCGGGCGGCCTGGTCACGTTCCGTGGCAAGGACCGCGACGAGGTGTACGAGGTCGCACTGGACCGCAAGAACGAGATCGACTCGTACCGCTCGCCGGCCGTGAAGGCGCAGTACCAGGACGGCGACGACTGGGTGGTCGAGCTTCGTTTCTACGGTCTGGACTGAGGGGCACGCACCATGACGTCCGCTGACGACAACCAAGCCTACGGCACGAGCGCCGAGAGGGCGTTCCTCGACCAGCTGGCGCGCAGCCCCGCTGCTGCCACCCTGCTCTCCAACTACGTCGCCGCAGCCGAGAAGCGCACGGTCTGGGGCACGATCGACAAGACGGAAGTCCTGCTGTACGCGCAGCTGCTGCTCGGCAATGCCGGCGCCGCCGCGAAGACCGACGCCACCCTGCGGAGGGCAGCATGAACCGTGGCGCCTTCCTGGTGGCCTTCGGCCTCTACATCGCCGCCCCGCTGGTCGCGCTGGCCGTGATGCTCATCGCCTCGTGGGTGTCGCAATGACCCGCGCCCAAGACGCCGCGATCGAGCGCGCGAGCGGCCACGAGAACCTGCTGCGGGACGCACTGGACGCCCTGCGCAGCTACATGGATGCCGTCCGCTTCGCGCAGGACAAGCAGGCGCTGGTTAGCGCCCTTCGCATGGCCGACGACAAGGCCCGCGCTGTGCTGGCCCGCGCTGCGCAGGAGGCCGGCCATGCATGACCGCGCCCGCAACAACCGCGCACTGACCGTCGCCTTCTGGCTGGCGATCGGCTACGCACTAGTGGCCGTGGCCAGCGAGGTGCTGGCATGAACTACGACCCCGCATCCAACACGCTGCTGGCCGTCGCGAAGTGCACGCGCGGCCGGCAATGGGCTGGCGCCATCGGCTTCGGCCTGGCAATCGGCTTCACCTGGTACCTGACCGTCGCGATCCGCGCCGGCCTCTGACCTCAACCTCTCTGGAGACCACCATGGAACAAGTCACGCCCACGATCGACATGCAGGAAGTCGAGTCGTCGCAGATCCACAGCATCGGCCATGACGCCGAGACCGGCACGCTCGCCATTCGCTTCCGCGATCGCCGCACGAACGCGCCGACCTCGCTCTACCACTACAGCAACTTCACCGCCGACGACTTCGCGGCGTTCCGTGATGCCGAGTCGAAGGGCTCGCATTTCGGCAAGCACATCAAGGTGTACGACAAGAAGTACCCGTACGTGAAGGTCGCGTCGGCCCCGGCCGCCTGATCCCCGCCACCACCTGGAGAAAACTCGCCATGTCCACCGCTGTAGCAGACGTCATCGACGTCGACGCGAGCAACACGCCGCGCACCGCGGCACTGCCTGCCCACCGTCAAACCGGCGCGCTGGCCACCACCACGCCCGCTGATCTGCTGCGCATTGCGGTGGAAGGCGGCGCCGACCTCGACCGCCTGGAGAAGCTGATGGAGCTGCAGGAGCGCTGGGAGGCAAAGCACGCCAAGCGCGCTTATGACGCGGCGTTCGCAGCGTTCAAGGCCGAGGCGGTCACGATCATGAAGGGCAGGAAGGTGACCGATGGCCCGTTGCGCGGGAAGAGCTACGCCGAGCTTCACGACGTGGTCAACGCTGTGACGCCGGCACTTTCGAAGCATGGCCTGTCGTCCTCGTGGAAATTGACCAAGGACGACCGCGACTGGCTGGAGGTGACGTGTTTCCTGCGTCATGTCGACGGCCACGAGGAAAGCGTGTCGATGGGTGGCCCGCCGGATACCGGCGGTGCGAAGAATGCCATGCAGGCCCGGGCTAGCACCAAGACCTATCTCGAGCGGTACACCCTGAAGGCCATCACCGGATTGTCCGAGCAGGAAGACGACGACGACGGTGCTGGCGGTGCAGGGGGAGAGCCCGAGCAAGCACGGCGCGGGCGCCAGGGTGACAACGGCGCCGCGAAGACCGGCACCGGCCAGGCCTACAGCCAGGCGGCGTTCGACAAAAACAAGGCCCAGTGGCGCGAAATGGTGCTGTCGCGCAAGAAGACCCCTCAGCAGATCATCGCGCTCGTCGAGAGTAAGGGCGCCCCAATGACCGAAGAGCAGAAGAACACCATCGATGCATGGAGCCATGAAAATGACTGACCACACTGTCCACAACCTGGTGCAGGGCACCCCCGAGTGGCAGCACTTCCGCCTGTCGTACTTGGGCGCGAGCGAGGCGGCCGCCATGCTGGGCCTGTCCAGCAACATGAAGCGCACTGAGCTGCTGCACATCAAGCACACCGGCACGCCGAAGGAATTCAGCGACTTCGTGCAGGAGCGCATTCTGGACCATGGCCACGAGGTCGAGGCGCTGGCCCGGCCGCTGGTCGAGGAAGATCTGGGCGAGGATCTGTACCCGGTCACCTGCTCGGACGGCGACCTCTCGGCCTCGTGCGATGGACTGACGATGGCCGGCGACACGGCGTTCGAGCACAAGCAGTGGAACACCGATCTGGCCGCCGGCGTGCAGGCGGGCATCGTGCCGGACAGCCACATGCCGCAGTGCCAGCAGATCATGATGGTGACCGGCGCCGAGCGCGTGATCTTCGTCGTCTCGGACGGCACGCGCGATAACTTCGTGGCCACCGAGGTGAAGCCCGACCCGGAATGGTTCGATCGTATCCGCGCCGGCTGGGACCAGTTCCGGAAGGACCTGGCCGACTATGTGCCCCAGGCCGTCGAGGTGAAGCCCGTGGGCCGCACGCCCGAGACGCTGCCCGCCCTGCTGCTCGAGGTGACTGGCCGCGTCACGGCCAGCAACCTGACCGAGTTCCGCGAGCATGCCCTGGCTGTCTTCGCCGGCATCAACCGCGAGCTGTCCACAGATCAGGAATTCGCCGACGCCGAGAAGACCGTGAAGTGGTGTGGCGAGGTCGAGACCCGGCTGTCCGCCGCGAAGCAGCATGCGCTAGCCCAGACCGCCAGCATCGACGAGCTGTTCCGCACGATCGACGACATCAGCGCCGAGGCCCGCCGCGTCCGGCTGGATCTGGACAAGCTGGTGACGCAGCGCAAGACCGAGATCAAGGAATCGATCATCCGTGGCGGCCGGGAGGCATACGAGAAACACATCCAGGCGCTGAAGAACGAGGCCGGGGGCGCATGGGTGCCGCTGGGCATGCCCGACTTCGCGGGCGCAGCCAAGGGCAAGCGCTCGGTGGCGAGCATTCAGGATGCCATCGACACGGTGCTGGCGAACGCCAAGATCGAGGCCGACGCCTCCGCGAAGCGCATCCGCGCGAACATCGCCTTCCTTGATGGGGCGATTGCCGGCTACGAGTTCCTGTTCGCCGACCGCGCCGGCCTGTGCACCAAGCAGCTCGAGGACCTGCGCCTGGTGGTCGACAGCCGTATCGCCAAGCACAAGGCCGACGAGGCCGCCAAGGAAGAGGCGCAGCGCGAGCGCATCCGCAAGGAAGAGCAGCAGAAGCTGGAGCGGGAAGCCGCTGAGAAGGCTGCTGCGGAAAAGGCTGCCGCCCAAGTACTGGCGCCCACGCCGGCCCCGGCACCTGCGGCGCCGGCCCCCGCTGCCCGCAAGGTGGCCGCGCCCGTGACGCAGATCGCCAGCCGTCAGCGCCAGACCCCGCGCCCCGCCGACGCCGAGATCATCAGCGCGCTGGTCAGCCACTTCGAAGCCACCGAGGCCGAGGTGATCGGCTGGCTCTGCGAGCTCGACTTCTCGTCCTTCGACAACGCCGCATAACCCATCCACCACCGGAGCCACCGAATGCTCGAACTCGATACCGAACTGGTCAAGATCAACCACATCAACGCGCGCAACGAGAAGCACGGCGACGACGCGGTGCTGGCCGTCGACCTGAAGCTGCAGGCGCGCATGTCCAACGACGTGCTGTCCCTGTTCTCGCCCATGTTGAAGCAAAGCTTCTACCACAAGGACGAGGCCGTGCAGGGCGACTTGGTGACGGACGCCGGCTACCTGCCGAACCTGAAGCACCCGAGCATCGGCCCGGTGAAGTGGACTGGCGATTGGGAGCACCAGCGCCTGGCCATCCACAACGGCGTCCGCAAGCAGGACGACATCGTGCTGGGCGACGCGAAGATCAACAAGCTGGCCTTCGACTTCCAGGAGGGCGGCACGGTCTTCGTGAGCTTCCGCGTGCAGGCGCACCCGGACGAGAAGACGTCCGCGAAGCTGCTGGCGCTGCTCGGACAGGAAGTGCACATGAGCCTGTCCGTCGACGAGGACGCGCAGGAAGAAGTCGAGTAACGAATGCACCCTGAGAGGGGCCGTGCGACAGAGCACCCAACTTCACGCAACACCCATTCAACCAAGACGGAGCATCCATGCAACAACTGCAAATCCCGCCGCTGTCCGAAGGCGAAACCTATATCGGTGCTATTGGCGATAAGAACGGCGACTTCTATCACGTGATTCTGCTGCCGGGCGACAACGACGATGCGACGTGGCAAGCCCAGATGGAATGGGCAAAGTCCATCGGCGGCGACCTCCCTAGCCGCGTCGAGCAGGCAATGCTGTGGGCCAACTTCCGCGACCTATTTCAGAAGGATTGGTACTGGAGCAACGAAGTTCACCACAACAACTCCGGCTGGGCCTGGTCTCAGAACTTCGACTACGGTGACCAGGACAACTACCTCCAGTACTACGAGCTTCGCGCTCGCGCCGTCCGCAGATTGCCGATTTAACCCGTCATCAATTTTCAAGGAATACCTGCAATGACGATCACCCTTGAATCCATCCGAGCAGAGCACAGCCGTATTGGCGATCTGATCGCAATCTTCGAGAGACAAGCCCGGACCTCGTATGTCGTGCCTGGCGCCACCATCGAGTTGAAGCATGGCGAACGCTACGCCGGCATCGTTCTGGATGTGAATGGCGCTTTCAGCCATCACCTGATCCTACTGCCGGGACAAGCCGATGACGTGAGTTGGACGGATGCCAGCAACTGGGCCGAACAGCAGGGTGGTTCCCTCCCGACGCGCAGCGAGCAATCGCTGCTGTTTGCGAATCTCAAGCAGGAGTTCGAAGAGCGCGCTTACTGGTCGGGCGAGAAGCATGCGTCGAACGACGGCTGGGCCTGGTATCAGTACTTCGACCTCGGTTACCAGTTCCACAGCACCCAGCTCACCGAGCTTCGCGCTCGCGCCGTCCGCAGATTCATTCCTTCAGTAATTTAACCATTTGATCCACCGTGGCACTGCACACCCAACTTCCGATCTATAAGGCGGCATACGGTCTTCTGGACGTTGTCACCGACTTGGTCAAAAACATGGCCCGCGATTTCAAGCGTAGCGTCGGCGAGAAGATCAACTCCGAGTGCATCGAGATCATGGTGCTTGTTTTCCGCGCCAATGTCGCTGTCGACAAGTCGCCGCATCTGAACGAATTGCTCGAGCGACTGCAGGTCATTGAACTGCTGTTGCGCCTGTGTATGGACAAGCGGCTGATCTCCAGGCCGGCCTATGCCAAGGCCATCGAGATCACGACCGGGATTGGTAAGCAGGCCAACGGGTGGAAGAAGTTCGCAAATCGCCCGCTTCATGGAGGTCAAGGCCGCCATGACTGAGCGATCTTTCAATCTGGTCATGCCGCTGGCTCACAAGGCCACCGACAGGCGCATCACGGATACCTACGGCAGCAGCCGGGAAGCGTCCGGCGCAGTTCCCCGGCTGAGGAATCGTCCGGGCGACGTGGATAGCATGATGGATACGGCTGGGCCTGGTATCAGAACTTCAACAACGGTAACCAGAACAACAACAACCAGAACAACGAGCTTCGCGCTCGCGCCGTCCGCAGATTGGAATGGAAGGACCGCGTTCTCGTTCGTCGAGCTAGTCGAAGCATACTTCGACTGCCGGCGAACGAAGCGCAACAGTACCAGCGCGCTGCAGTTCGAGTTAAACCTGGAACACAACCTTCGGCATCTGTTCGACGAGCTGTCCGAAGGCAGCTATACGCCTGGTCGCTCGAAGTGTTTCGTCATCACGCGCCCGAAACCACGCGAAGTATGGGCTGCAGAGTTCCGCGACCGGATAGTGCATCACCTGCTTTACAACAAGATTGGGCCTCGCTTCGAGCGATCCTTCATCGCAGATTCATGCGCCTGCATCAAAGGCCGCGGCACGCTGTACGCCGCCCGCCGGTTGGAGGCGAAGGTGCGCAGCATCACGCAGAACTGGTCACGTCCCGCGTTCTACCTGAAGTGCGATCTTGCCAACTTCTTCGTCAGCATAGACAAGCACGTCTTGCGCGAGTTGCTTTTCGCCAAGATCCGAGAACCATTCCTGCGCTCGCTGACAGAGCTCGTGCTGATGCACGATCCACGGGACGACTTCGTCTACCTGGGCGATCCCAGGATGATGGATCGGGTACCTCCGCACAAGCGCCTGATGGAACAACCCGCGCATCTCGGGCTGCCCATCGGCAACCTGTCATCGCAGTTCTTCGCGAATGTGTACCTGGACACGCTCGACCAGCGGGCCAAGCATGTCCTCGGAGCGCGGCATTACATCCGCTACGTGGATGACTTTGTGCTGCTGCACGAATCACCCCAGTGGCTCAATGCTGCGCATGACGACATCGAGGCGTTCCTTCCGCGCCGACTCGGCGCTCGCCTGAACCCGACCAAGACCATCCTGCAGCCGGTCAGCCGCGGCATCGACTTTGTCGGACAGGTTATTCACCCGTGGGTCCGCACCACCCGTCGCCGCACCGTCAATGTCGGTGAGCGGCGCCTTGCACAGATGGATGCAACCGACGTGCATGCGGCGGCAAACAGCTACCTCGGCCTGCTGCGCCAGGCAACAAGCAGCCGCGTCGACCGCGCTCACCTCGCGAAGATCATTCGCTACCGAGGGCATGCCGTCGATTTCGGCCTGACCAAGGCATACCTCCGTCCTACCAACGCCTGAAAGGAAGCCCATGACCTGGCCCATCGGAACCCCCATCAGCATGGCCGCGCGTCGAATGAATGACGACATCGCCGACCTCGCGCGCGACTCCACGGCGCTGAAGCGCGAGAACGCGGAACTGCGCCGGCAACTGCTCAGGGCGCAGGACGCCGTCGACACGCTGCGCACGGCCCACGCGATTCAAGCGACCGAGCTGCTGAAGCTGCGCGCCGTGGTCCAGGCCGTGGCCGAAAGCGCCGACGCGCACCCGCACTGGCCGCTGCTGCGCTGGGTCCGGTTTGGGCCGGTGGCCGCCGCAATCGACGACTTCAAGAACGGGAAACTGTGATGAACACTGACAAGCAAAATGCCGACGCCAAAGTGAGCGGCTATCAGCCGGTGGGCGGGAAGATGCCGCCGCCGCCTGGACCGCAAGCCACGAGCGTGGCGCAGGAGCTGACGCGGAGCCAAATCGGGCGTGTGGCAGGCGGATGCATGGACACGCCGACATACAAATACTTCATGTCGTGCATCGATTGGGAACTGCGCACCATCCTCGCCCAAGCTGCACCATCTGCCGCGCCTGTGCAGGGGCTGGATGTAGCCGAGATTGCCAAAGCTGCCTGGGATGAGGCGTGGCGGATCGCTTTCAACGAAGGCATGAGCGCTGGCCATCCGCTGGGACGGAGCTACTTGGACTGCGATACGGAATGGGCCGATAGCGAAGTAGTTGCGCGCCTCGCCCAAGCCGCACCGCCTGCCGCGCCGACGAACCAGCAGATCAGCGACTACCTTAACGGTCTGGATGCCACTCAGCGAGCGATTATTGAGCGAGAAGCCCGCGCCATAGCACCGCCTGCCGCGCCTGTGCAGGATCGTGGGGATATTGCCGACGCCGTTAGCAAAGCCATGAACCGTGCGTGGCAACTCGGGCAGACGTACTGGCAGCAGGCAGACAGCGACTCCTATTCGCAGAACCGAAAGAGCAGCGAGACACAGGCTAAGTTCAATGCTCTCGTAGACGAAACGCGCGCCGCCCTACTCGCCGCGCCCCCACCGCTGACCGCTGAGCAAATACAGGACTACGAGGAGGCCGCAGTGATTGCCGCGTCCGATGCCCCGCCCGCAGCAGAAGCCGCACCAGCTACCGGAGAATCGGGGGCGAAGCCGGACGCACGCGACTGGCTGCTTGACGTGATGGGCGATTGGGATTTCACCATCCCGACAGGTGCGTTTGACAAGATCGTTGATTACATCGTCGCCACCCCGCCCGCAGCAGAGGCCGCTAGCCAACCTGGGGAAATGGGCGCGGGGGTGCAGGTTGACGACAAGCAAACGATGTTCATTGTGAGGAAGCCCGGGTTGGTGCCGCGCCTTGGCCATCCGCTCGGGGATTTGGCCGCATCCCTGCGTGAATGGTACGAGGGCAATCCCGGCGCGGAGATCGATTTGCTCCGTGTTTGGGGGACTAGTGTCGGCACAGCATCCATTGAGGATGGACGCGAGTGGATCTTTGACCCGGAGGCATACAAAGCCTACAAGGCCGCCGCATCGGCGCAGCAGGATGAGCGCAAATGCACGTGCGGTAGCGGCCCGGGAGGAGGTCACTCGCGGACATGCCAGATGTTCGATGAATCCATGATGCGCTATGACCCGTTCGGTCTGGCGGCGCAGCATGATGAGCGGGAGGCGCCCCCATTCACTGGGCATTGGCGCGGTGGGAATGGCGTTATCTCGTGCGGCACCTTACGCATCTTCAGCGAAAACTTCGACACGAATCCGGCCGACCACATCAAGGCCGCCATCGTGAAATGGGTATGCGACACGCTCAATGCTGCGCAGAAGGGCCAGCAGGTGCAGGGCGGTGGCGAGGATAAGCGGGATGCGGAGCGGTGGCGTAAGGCAATTCGATACATCGGCGCTCGCTATACCGAAAACGGCAGCGAGGTGTTTTGCGTCAGCCAAATGCTGGTGGCCCTTGCTGGTTTCAGCCTCATGAAAGGCAGCGTGGCCGAGCACTTCACCAAGGCCATCGACGCCGCCCTGTCCCGCGAGCAGCCGCAAGGAGATAGCAATGGCTAAGTTCATCGTGTGGAATCCAGAGAGCGGTGGCGCTGAGGACGGAAAGATGTTCGTCGCTTATGACGCTGAGGAAGCCGCAGAGAAATGGGCTGAGCGTGAGGATAGCTGGGGCGCCGAATACCTCATCGTATCCGGTCGAGATGAGCCTGTCGTGCATGTGCGCGATGAGGAAGGTCACGAAACCTATTTCAAGGTAAGCGGCGAATCTGTGCCGGCCTACTACGCACGCGAAATCGAGCAGCCGCAACCGTCGAATGGCGACCGGGAAGGGGGTGCGGTGTGATCCCGACCGCTGATTTCGTAGTAATCCGAGACGACAGCGAAGTAGAAACGCAGTTCATGGATGTCGGATCTCTGCACCGGTTTGGTTATTGGCGGGAGGCCCGCAGGTTCGCATGGAAGGTTGCTCATGAGAACCAGCTAGCCGTAGTTGCAAATGATCGGCATGGCTGGGCCATTCATTGGGAGCGCGCCCGCACCGCCACTGAAGGCTCGAAGAAGGGAGGAAATGGAAATGGCAATCGATAAGCAAGAGTGGATCACGCGCGCTGAGAAAGCATTGGAGAGCAATTCTCCCGGCTGGACACCTTCTGCGCGGTATGACTACGCGGACAGCCTGTACGACACGTACGTCACGGAGAATGCAGGCGACTGGTACGACGATGACCCTGAGGGCGCCGTTGCCGAAGACATGACATATTGGGACTGAGACATGACTGAAACCGAAATTATTGACCTTGCGCGCCCGTGGCTAGGCGGCATCACTGACGACCTGCGACTGAATCTTATTGAATTCGCCCGCGCCCTCGAAAGCCGCGCCAGCAACGCGGACAGTATGACGCCCGAACAGTTCATCGCAGACTGGCAACAGTCAATGGGCAAGCAGACTCCGCTGACCAAAGAAAGCGTGCTGTGTTACGTCAATGATCGAACCAGGCGGGCCAGCAACGCGGGCGGCGTCCACCCGGATCACCTGGAATTACTCAAGCCGTTCATGTCCGAGCGCGACGGGCGGCTAACGCATAGCCTGACGGTGCACCTGCGCGAAATGGCGGAACCTGAATTCGCAGAGCGGATGCATAAGGCTCGCGCGCGGCTATACACGGCCAGCAACGCGGGCGGGGCTGTGGCAGCCGGCTACGTCCATGCGGGCGACCTGGCCGGCATCAATGACTGCATCGGGCTATTCAAAAATCCAAGCGGCGACGTGAATGTCCCCCTATACACCCACCCCGCGCCCGCATCGAAAGAGCCTGTCATGGGCCAGACTGTGCGCGTAGGCATGCTTGGCACTGCCGCCCCCGCATCGAAAGAGCCTGTGGCGGATGAGCGGGCGGCGTTGTCGAAGGCCGAGATCGAGGACTTGGCATTTGCATATTGCCCGTCCGGGAAGATCGGCGAGTTGATGGAGTTTGCGGATGCACTGTTTGCCCGCGCCGCAGCGCCAGCCAAGCCGGAGGGGGTGTGGACCACGCTACCCTACCCGCGCCACGGCGAGCCCGGCGCGCTGGAGCAAGGGGAGCCGGCATGATCCGCTGCGAATACCGTACCTTCGGCTTCTGCTGCGGTCTGGGCGGCGGCGCCAAGGGCTTCAAGAAGGCTGCCTCGCAGGTCGGCAACATGATCGCAACCTGGCGCTGCATCGGCGGCATCGATGTTGACCCCGCCGCCGCGCGCGACTTTGAGACGCTGGTGGGCGTGCCGTGCACGGTGATGGACCTGTTCACCCGCCAGCAGTACACCGCATTCCACGGCGCCGAACCGCCGACTGGCTGGCAGGAGGCCACGCCTGCCGACATCCGCCGCGCCGCCGGCAACGAGAGGCCGCACTGCGTGTTCATCTCCTCGCCGTGCAAAGGTGCATCCGGCCTGCTGTCGGAGGCCCTGAGCCGGACGCCGAAGTACCAGGCGCTGAACGAGCTGACGCTGCGCTGCGTCTGGCTGATGTGCGAAGCGTGGAAGGACGACCCGGTCGAGCTGATCGTCTTCGAGAACGTACCTCGGCTGGCCACGCGCGGCCGGCACCTGTTGGACCAGATCAATCAGATCCTGCGGCACTACGGCTACGCCGTGAACGAGACCACGCACGACTGCGGCGAACTCGGCGGGCTGGCCCAGAGCCGCAAGCGCTTCCTCCTGGTCGCACGGCACATGGAGAAGGTGCCGGCCTTCCTGTACGAGCCCGAGCTGCGGCGCCTGCAGGGCGTCGGCACGGTGCTGGGCCGCATGCCGCAGCCGGGCGACGCCGCCGGCGGGCCGATGCACCGTGTCCCGTCGCTGCAGTGGAAGACGTGGGTGCGGCTGGCGTTCGTGGAGGCCGGCAGTGACTGGCGCAGTCTGAACAAGTTGGCGATCCAGGACGGTCATCTGCGGGACTACCTGATCGTTCCGGAGCGCCGGAATGGCTATCTGGGTGTGCTGGACTGGCACGAGCATGCCGGTGCTGTGGCCGGCGAGTCCCTGCCCAGCAATGGCGCATTCTCGATCGCCGACCCGCGCGGCCCGGCCGGCGCTGCGCAGTACCAGCAATATGGCGTGCTGCGCTGGGGCGAGGCTTCCGGCGCCATCATCGGCGTGAAGTCGCCGGGCCAGGGCACCTTCAGCGTGGCCGACCCGCGCCACACCGGCCCGGCCAAGCACAACAACGAGTTCCGCATCGTTCCGTGGGACCAGGCCGCCGGCGCCGTCACCAGTGCGCACGGCACCGGCCAGTGCGTGCAGGATCCACGGCGCGCCGGCCCCACCTTTGGCAAGTACGCGGTGACGCCCTTC